CTTAGTTTAAGGGATTTAGGGCTATGAACCAGAAGATTATGGACATGGCGCAGCAAGAGTTCAACCGGGCAGTGCTGAACAATCTGGGCATCTACATGATTGCAGAGGCGTGGGGCATAGAGCCTCGCCAGGTGGTGCGGCACAAGGATGGCTTTGGATTGCTAACAGAGGGCTTTGTGGTGGCTGAGATCGCCAAGCAGATTGAGGAGATGAAGGTTGGACAAGACACAGTGGCCGCAACGTTGTGCCAGTTGCGGAGCGATACACGAACAAATGTGGGGATCATGGGTAATTCTAGGCGGCAGCGGCAAGCTGGTGTGCGCCAATGATAGATGCTGGCGCAAACAGTGTGAAAAAGAAAAAGCTGCAATTAGTGCCAGTAACGCTGCGCGAAGCGAATGAATTTGTTGCAAACTTTCACAGGCACAACAAGCCCACGCAAGGCGGACGCTTTGCGATTGGTGCAATTTATGGTGACGCATTGATTGGGGTTGCCATTGTTGGCCGCCCGGTGTCAGCGCAACTGCAAGACGGCCTGACGGCTGAAGTGACGCGCTTGTGCGTTTCTGATGATGCGCCAACAAATGCTTGCAGTTTTCTTTATGGGCGGTCTTGGCGCATCTGGCAGCAAATGGGCGGTGAGCGATTGGTCACATACACATTGCAGAGCGAAAGCGGGTCGAGCTTACGAGGCGCAGGGTGGCACATAAAGGGTGAGGTGAAGCCGCATGATCGATGGACAAAAAGAGGCGGTAAAAGAGAATGGCAACCAATTTATGGGCAATTAAAATTTAGGTGGGAAAAGCATGATAGTGATGACAAATAAGACGATTTCGGCGCTACAAGCAGGCCAGACAGCATGGGATAAAGAGGTTGCTGGCTTTGGCGCGCGCAAGCAGACAGCGGCTGGCAAGGTGTCGTTTATCTTGAAGACGCGCGTCAATGGTGAGCAAAAGCTGCTAACACTCGGCAAATTCGGGATTTTGACGATAGACGCGGCACGCAAGCAGGCATTGGAATTGCTGCGCGAAATACAACAGCGCCGATTCGCAAAAATAAAGCTGAAAACGATAGAGAGGCCTACAGCTAGGCCTACATCAGAGCAATGACTGATGGCCTACAGAAGCAAGCGAAAGAACCTAAATATTTTGTGAAACAAAAGCGCGAAGCCAAAGGCATAGCGTGATAGCTAAGAGATTATTTTAACAATGGCCGAAAATCTGTCAAGCGGAAAAGTCGATCCCCAATTAATACAGGCACTTATAAGCAAGACTGTGAAACACACAAATCACAGATATAGGTGTGTCGCGGCCAATCGGCAGCGCGATCAGTGGGGCGCAAGGCAAGAAAAAGTATGGAATAGATTGCGCTCCGAATGGTCTATCGAGCGCTTCAAAGCAGCAAGGCAGGAGTTCTGGGGCAGCAACCTCTTTCAACAGCGTGCCTTCATAGAAAAGATGGAGGTGTTCTTTGATGGACGTTAACCAGCTTCATAGCTTGTTTGTAGATGCAGCAGAGACAGATCGGCGCCTACCACCAGCTATTCGCAAGCAAAAGATGGCCGCATGGCCTGATGTAATCAATGACTGGCATGGCTACGGCTGGACGCAACTAGGCGAGACAGTCATCAGGCCTACATCAAAGCAGATAGATGAATATGACAAGGCTATGGGCTACACGGTAAAGATGCCAGAAGATGATCGCCGTCTCGTGTGGATGGTGGCGCACGCATCTGCCTTCAAGGCAAGAGGTGCGCCTTGGACAAAGCTGGCAAGAATGTTGCGGATGGGCAGCGATGGCCGGGTTGTAAAGCGCCATTATATGGATGCGCTTGTGCGCTTGCATTATAGGCTTTAACAAGTAGTGCCAATGACTTTAAGCGTGGCTCTTGCTGATAGGACAATACCTCGACAGTTCTTCCAGTAATCGTCATTTTCTTCAGCATATAATGTTGCGCGATCTCGCAGTTCAGCTAACTCAGGTGTTTCATCAGCACTGATGAAATAATGGGCTTTGGTTTCCCTGATGATCTCAGGTGCCTCACAGTCACACTCTACATGATCGATGTAGTACCGTTTCGGAATTTTATAAATGTTTTCCATTTGTTTCATGCTCCTTTAGTTGCTCTATTCTATTTAATGATTATGGCATTATTGACGGATTACGTCAAGTGTATGCACGCAGATAATCAAATAAATGTTGCGAACTGCACGAAATTTGGTATGGTTGCACTATAATAGCGCAACATATGGTTGTAGCAAAGCAACCTAGCGCAACCAGCGCAACCAATCAGGACATATCAATGAGAAAGTTTCAGCCATCCTTAGTGGATTGGGATGAGATCAAAGAGCGCGTGCTTGCTGGTGAGGGCTATACAAGCGTAGCCAAGGACTATGAGGTATCCAGGCAGGCAATACAGAAGCGCTGCAACAAGGAAGAGTGGATCGCTAACAAGCCACGATCGATGGCTGTAAAGCGCGAGTTGTTCAAGCGCAACCAGAAAGCGCAACCAATCGCAACCGCGCAACCAGTTGCGGTTGCAGTAGCGCAACCAAGTGCAGTGGTGATAGCCAGAGAAGATAAGAGGGAAGCAGTATTAGCATTGCTCAAGGATGGCGTGCCTAAAGTACACGCAGCGCAGGCTGTCGGAGTGCATGAGAATACGCTGACAAGGTGGATTCAAGAGGATAGTGAGTTTAGTGCAGAGGTACGCGCAGCAGAGAGCGCGGCAGTCGCTCTCAGGGTGCAGCGGATCGGAAAAGCCGGCGAAAAGGACTGGCGGGCAGATAGCTGGTACTTAGAGCGCACTCAGAAGGCTACGTTTGGCTCTGACGCTGGTAAAGGCGGCGGTTTAGCCGTGCAGATCAACATAATGCGTGATGGTGAGCCAGAGGTTGTGGACGTAACACCGGGGCAGTAATTTGTAGTGATCTTGTAGTGATCTGCAAGGTCTGGCAGCGCTGATCGTTGCCTAGCCTAGCTTGTGGCGCTGCGTGTTACCGCCTTTGAGGGGCGGCACTCGATTCAGACCCGCCCCAGGCCATACCCCCAGGGCTGGCTTGCGGCGACGACGAAGGCGATATGTAAACACGCCCCCATCTACAAAATATCAGGGTTTCAGGTTGCATGGCAGAGCAAAGCACATTCGCACGGCGCATGATGGCGCAGAAGCTGATGACTGAGAAGCGTGACGATCCGTTTAGCGATAGCCGTTTCTTTAATAGCAGGGCGCTGCCTAACAGTGCGGTGCTTCAGATGCCTGACATTATAGACACGCAAATTTCACCGGAAAGCGTTGATATTGGCGCTGCGTTGCTTGGACAGGACAATATTCAGGATCGCGGCACAATATTGCCTGTGGGCCGTTCACCAGAAGGCGATATAGTTCCAGCCTTCCCAGAGCTTATAACAAGCTCGGCGCGTGGTGTAAGAGACGCGGCCACAACTGTTGGCCGTGCTATGCAGGGCGATCCAAGATATATACCTGTTGATGGCAAACTGCCTGATGACGTTGTGGATGAAATAACGAACTTTGGCCTGACTTTTGGTGGCGCTGGCATGACAGGGGCTAATTTGCTCCGTGGCAGCATCCCAGAGGGCGCTATAGGCATCTTTGCTGGTAGGTCAGCCGCTAAATTCCCTGGTAAACAGAAACGGTTGCAGGCCCAACAGGAAATTTTTGATGAGCAACAAAAACTTATAAGTGAGTATGACGGCATAAATTATGAGCTTACCAGAGGTCGCATGGTTTTGGGCGATGAGCGTGCAGACCAGCTTACAACCAAGAAAAAGGCTTTAATGGATCAGATGCAAGCCAACAGCACGCAGCTTGGCAAGTTAGAAGATCAGTCTTTAGGTGAGTTAGAAAAACGGTTTGCCTCAACTGATGAAAAGTCGTTTTTTAGAGACACAGACAGAGAATTTGATAAAGGGCTTTTTAAACTGCCTGACAATCAGTTTAGGTTTGAGATTGATGACAGGCCAGCGGCCATTAAGATAGACATTGATGATGATGCTGACGCACTGTTTAGCAACATCACAAGTGATGCTTTAGAGCGCGTTTTGCCAAATACAGAGCGCGGTGCTTCAAAAAAATTAAGTGATTTTTTAGATCACGATGAGTTGTTTGAAAATTACCCGCAGCTTAAAAATTACGAAACAATAATTACCTTTGACCCTAAAAGCGATTCTCGCGGTAGTTTTAGCCCTAGCCGAAAGATTATCACAGTAAACCTTGCTGATATGCGCCCATTAGGCGATGGCGCTGTTTCTGGCGCAAGTTTGAAAAAGCAAATCAAATCGACTTTGGTGCATGAGATACAGCACGCGGTTCAAGAGATTGAAGGGTTTGCAAGGGGCTATAACACGCAGGCAAGTGGCACGCAGCCAGTAATACAAGCGATTAGAAATAACAAAGAAATATTGAATAAGGCCCGACAAGGGGAAATAAAATACGATACCGCAAGGGCTGAACTGCAAGTGCTTTCTGATGCAGAACGCATAAAATATTACGAAGAAATGGCAGCCAGAGATAGTTTTCAGCCGCGCCGCTTATTTAATCAAGCTAACTGGTATAAGTATGGCGATGACATACGGCGCGAGTTGCAAGCAGAATTAGGCTATTCTTACAATAAACGTAAAAGCGTAGACCGAGAACGCTGGATTGCTGCCGCATTTGGAAAACTTGCCAAATATGAACGCGCAGAATCTATGGGTGGCGCAGCTTTAGCCGATAGGCTGGCAATGAAAGAAATCAAAAGTCAGTATGGTAAACAAAAGCGCATTGCTGACAAAAACTATAGCGATTTTGCAAAATCAAGAAACGCACGGTTTGCGCTAGATAAATTCAGAGATGACCCCCGCTATAACATCGAAAACCCAAATTTACAGTATAATGTTTATCTGGATTCGTTAGGAGAGGCAGAGGCGAGAGCCGTACAAGCAAGGGCTGAACCATTCGGCACGGCACAGTCATATGGCCGTATGACTTTCCCACCGGGGCAGTTTGAAGAAAACTTTATGGAAAATGCGCCACCATTTGGCTTGCAGAATACTTTGCGGCAACAGGGCGGGTTTTTTAAGGATTAAATGGCACAGAAAATAATCAAGCTGGATTACCAGCCACAGCCCAAGCAGGCGCTTTTGCATAAATGCAAAGCCAAGCAGATATTGTTTGGAGGCGCGGCAGGGGCTTGCCCCGCTCTAGTTCGCTAGGGCGGGGCAAGCCTCTAATACTTGGCGGTGGTAAATCCCATTCTGGTAGATGGGATATCATAGGCTTTTGCTTGGAAAACCCAGGCTTGCAGGCGTTTATCTTTCGCCGCAGCTTGCCAGAGCTTGACGGCAACCATATACAGCCGATGAAAAAGGAAATGCCTGTTGAGCTTGGCAGCTTTAACGAGACAAAAAAGCGATATGAGTTTTATAACGGCTCGACAATACAGTTTCAGTATCTGGAGCGTGATAGTGATTGTGACCGTATTCAGGGCCAAGAGGTACATATTGCACTGGTTGATGAGGCTGGGCAGTTCACACCGTATCAGTTGGGCTACATTAAAAGCCGTATGCGTCTAGGTAATTTTGAGCCTGCACAAAAAGAGTTTTTGCCAAGGCTGGTAATGACTGCCAATCCGGGCGGTCCAAGCCATAACTTTTTAAAAGCGCTATATATTGATACAGCCCCGGCTGAGAGTTATTTTTTCGATCATACGATGCGCGATCCGAATAACCCAGCCGATAGGGGCTGGCTGACCATGTATATACCGGCCAAAATGAGTGACAATAAATATATTGATCCTTCATATGCCTCTAGCTTTAGCGCCCTGCCAGAAGAACTAGGCCGCGCTTTGCGTGAAGGCGATTGGGATTTAGTTGTTGGCTCATTCTTTGGCGATGTCTGGAAACGTGATTTGCACGTTATCAGGCCGTTTGAAATACCGATTAACTGGACAAAGTTTAGATCGTTCGATTGGGGCAGCGCGTCACCATTCTCTGTGGGCTGGTGGGCAGTAGCTGACGGCCATGATGATTACCCAGACGGCGCATTGATAAGATACCGCGAATGGTATGGCTCATCTGGGCGGCCAAATGTAGGCCTACGCATGACGGCAGAGGAAGTTGGCGCTGGCATTAGGGCTAGAGAGCGCGGTGAGCGCATAGATTTTAGTGTAGGCGATCCATCTATCTGGAAATTTGACGGCGGGCCATCCATTGGTGAGCGCTTATCAAAGATGGGTGTAAAGTTTCGCCGCGCAGACAACAGCAGAATATCAGGATGGGATCAGGTGCGGCAGCGCCTGATAGGTGATGATGCG